GAAGCGGACGCTCGTAGCATTGCAGCCATAAGAGACCAAGAGTTAGAAATTGAAGCCGCAAAACAAAGCCAAGTCAGCGCAGATATTTTGAAACTTGCTTTAGCTAGATATACAAACTATTAAAAAAACAAAAATCATGAATAAAATTAAAGCCCTAAAAGAAGAGCGTGGACGTTTGCTAGGCGAATTGTCTACCCTACAATCTACCATCGAGCGTGAAGCACGTTCTATGGCTGACACTGAAAACAACCGTTTGTCTGAAATCGAAGCTCGTTTGGGCGCGATCAAAGCAGAAGTTGAAAGCCTTGAGAAATTGCAGAACCTTGCAGCTCAAGCAGCAGGCCACAGCGCAAGCCGTAGCGAAGAAAAAGAAAAGTCAAACATGGCTAAAGATTACAGCTTTAAGCGCGCAATGGAAATGGCTATCACTGGCCGTCGTGAAGGCGTTGAGGGTGAATTTTCTGCAATGGGTGGATCTGAATTTCAGCGCTCAGGTGTAAGCGTTTCTGCTCACTCTATCAAAATCCCTTCTGAAGTATTCACACGTGACATGACTGCAACAGGCGGAACTTCTGGTTCTGAAGGTGGCGTTAACGTTCAAACTTCTGTAGGTTCAATCATTGACGTTTTGTTGCCTCGCACAGTATTAGCAGGTTTGGGCGTTCAGCGTTTGAGCGGCCTTGTTGGAAACTTGGATTTACCAACAGCATCAACTTTGCCTTCTGCAGGTTGGAATACTGAAAACGGAACAGCTACCGAAAAGAGCCCTGCGTTTTCTAAAATCACTTTTTCTCCTAAGCGTTTGGCTGCTTACATCCAAGTTTCTAACCAGTTGATGTTGCAATCTAGCAACTCTATCGACGGGTACGTAAGAAACTGGTTGCTTAATGCTATGGCTCAATCGTTGGAAACTGCTGCAATTAAAGGTGGTGGATCTAACGAGCCTGTAGGAATTATCGGTAACGCTAACGTAAACGTAACTTTCGCAGGTGGCGCAACTTCTAACTCTACCAACGCTAACGGAATCGCTCCAGTTTGGGCCGATGTTGTTAACTTGATGAAAGCAGTTGAGAACGCTAACGGCAACGGTGTTGCTTATTTGACTAACCCATTGGTGAAAGCTAAATTGCAAACTACTGCCCGCCAATCTTCAGGTGTTGAAGGTAACTTCATTTGGCCTTCTGGTGGTACTGATTTGAACGGTTACAATGTTCAAACAACTACCTTGGTTCCTAGCAACTTGTCTAAAGGTTCTAGCTCTACTTTGTCTGCAATGATCTTTGGAGACTTCAGCAAAATGGCTATTGCTAACTGGGGTGGTATGGAGTTGACAGTTGACCCGTATAGCGGAGCTACTGCTGGCTTGACCAACGTAGTACTTAACGCTTATTTGGATTGCAACTTGTTGAACCCTGCAGCCTTCGCGGTTTGTAAGGACATCGTTGCCTAATCACTAGCCCGCTCGGGGGCGTAAAAGTCCGAGTGCTGCGGGGGGTCTTGACTGTACCCCCCTCGGGCCAAATGTTAGTAAAATTTTTGATCAATCCAACAGGGCAATTTAACCTAAGTTATAACTTGGGCGAAGTGGTAGACATTGAAACAAAGCAAGCCGAGTTATTACTTGAGGCTGGTGCTGTTGAAGTTGTAGCTGCACCTAAGACCAAAAAGAAACCGACTAACCCAGAGACCGAATTAGACGCCGAATAATGTTTAAATCAAGAAGATACACAGCCTTTGCCAATGTAGCTACAGACTATTTAAGTTTAGCCGATGCTAAGCAGCATTTGCGCGTTACGGCTTCCGATGACGACAGTTATATTTCGGGTTTAATCAGTATGGCCGTTGACGCCTGCAGCAATTACTTAGGCTACTCGATTAAGAAGGGAACGGCTAAATATGGCTTTGATAGCTTTACGGGTTCGCCTGCGCTAATCAATCCCGTTAACGGTCTCAATATACCTTCTGGCAATTACTTGCGCGTAAATAGCCGCGTGTTGGCTGTGAACTCTGTGAGCTACGTTAATGACAGCCAAGCGGTAACGGCATTTGCTGGCAGTGATTGGATAGTAGCACCTGACCCAATGGGCAACTACTCACGAAATATCTTTATCAATACCGCGCCCGACTCGATTACAGACGATACAATTAAGTACATTATTGAAGTATCTGAAGGATTTAATCCAGTAGGTACGGCTAGCGTTGACCCAGATACTATTTTTCCGATGGCAATTAAACACGCCGCTTTGCTTTTGGTAGGCCAATACTATGATAACAGGAACGCGATAGTAGTGGGAACCATCCAAAGCAAAATATCTTTAGGCTTCGAGTATCTTTTAGATCCTTACAAAATTCAAATCATACTCTAATGCAAGCGGGATCTATGGACGTATTGGTAAGCCTGCAGAGTTATGCGGAAACCATCGACGCGAACACAGGTGAGAAATTGCAAACGTGGACCGAATACGCAACGGCTTGGGCTCAGCGCGTAGAACAGGAAAGCGGAAGCGAGCAAGTGAATGCGGACCGCAGAGAGCATAAGCAAATTGTTTACTATACTATCCGCTATAATTCAGCGGTAAGCGTTAAGCATAGAATAGTCGACGCGGGGCTTAATCACAACATTGTTAACATTGCAAACCTAGCAAGGAATTTATATTTGAAGTTGCAAACTGAACTAACAGAGTGACAAAGAACGTTGAAAATATTGCCGAGGTTATAGACGCCTTAAAAGCGATGGGGGTCGAAATCGATAACCCCGAATTTCAGCGCATGCTCAAAGCTCAGGCATTGGTAATAATTCAAAGTGCAAAAAACTTAGTGCCAAAAGAGAGCGGGGATTTAGCGGCTTCCATCGGATTTATTACTGGCAAGGATAAAGACAATAAAACAAAAGTGCTTATTGGATTGCGCAAGGAATACGAAAACAATTATTTAGGGCCCATGTTTGAATATGGCGTACCAACAAATCGTATCCAATCAACAACGGGCAGAGACACAGGGATATTAGAACCCCGCCCTTTTATGCGCCCGGCATTAGACCAGAACGCGGGCAGAGTAACCGACGGAATTATAAACGGCGTGGATAAAATCCTAGCCAAATTAGCAAAGAAAAATAACTTAATATATAAATAATCATGCCAACCACAGGACCAGTTAACGGCACGCTCATAAGCATCTATAAAGATGTGAGCGGCACACTTAAAAAAATCGCTAACGCGACATCTAACTCGCTCGACATTTCTAAGGATATGATCGACGTTACAAGTAAAGACAGCGCAGGCGCGAAGGAATTTATCGCGGGTGAGTATGGCTACACTTTGAACGTTGAAGCAATCTTTGAAGATGACTCAAGCGTAGGAGCTTCACAAGTTTCGTACAAGGATTTGGTAACAGATTTGCTTGCGGGTACTTTATTGACTATCGTAATGACATCAAACGTAACGGGCGACGAAAAATATAGTGGATCTGCTTTCTTTAGTAGCTTGAGCTTGAGCGCACCAAACAATGACAAAGCAACTTGGACGGGAACCTTGCAGGGATCTGGAGCTTTGACTTTGGGTACTGTTGCTTAATAGTATTATATTTGTGCCATGAGCACTACAATTAAACTAGGGGGTGCTGAGCATCCCCTTTTATTTAACATGAATAGCCTTCGTAATATTATGGAGGTTGCAGGTATGGAAACCTTTGCGGATTTAAACCTGCAAAAGGACTTAGCGAAGTCTATGGATTTTGCTTTGAGCTGCGCGTTTTACGGGATCTTGGAAGGCTACGAGGCCCAGGATAAAAAGACGCCTTACCCAACAGTTCAAAAGTTAGGAGCGGCTATTAAAAAGTTTCAAGAAATTAGCCCCGCGTTGGAAGGTTTCACCGCAGCAATTACAGATTTTTTTGCACCTGTTGAAGAGTCAACGGGGGAGTAACTGCCAAGGGCGACAGCGCCCCGCTAACTTGGCGCAAGATTGAGCGCATTGCTTACGGCGAAATGATGCTAAGCGAAAGCGAGTTTTTACTTTCTACGCCTCGCTTTTGGCGTTTGAAATTGGAAGGGATGCGCGAAGCTCAGCAACAGCAGTATCGCAACCAATGGGAACTAACCCGCTGGGCGGTTGCTACGGGCATGGCCCCGCACTTAAAGAAACCTATTGAGCCCAAACGGCTGTTAACATTTCCTTGGGAGGTATCCGATTACCTATCAATACACGACGCTTTAAAGTTATATTCGCATGTCTTTGATAAGTTAACCCCAGACGCGAAAGCATGAGCGCCCCTATAAAAATAGTCTATTCAATTTTAAGCAATGCGGCGGGGGTTACTTCGTTGGTAGGCACGCGGATAAACCCCGTGAGAATCCCGCAAGAGTCAGCATTTCCCGCGATCAGTTACAACCTTGTTTCTATTGCAGCCAACCCAACCAACAGCGGCCACAGTCGCACAGAGTTTGCAAGGGTGCAAGTGAACGTTTATGCTACAAGCTTTGCGGATGCCATCGAGTTGAGCGGGCAAGTTAGGGCGGCTTTTGATGACGCGGTAACGCCAGATACTTATAACGATTCTTACGTGCAAGTAATTGAATACGACGGCGAGAATCACACAGCAGACGATACGGCGGCGTTTGCGGGACTTTACCAAATTTCTCAGGACTATTTACTAAACTATATTTATACTTCGCCCGCGCCTGCTGCAGAGTCTTTTATCCTTTTGGAAAGTGGCGACTT